TCTGTTATATCATATATATAACAGATACGGTTTATTAGGTTTTACGATATTATTTATTTTGTTCCTTACTAGTCGTTCTTTACTAGTCATTCTTTACTAGTCGTTCCTTATACCATCATGCCAACCTTGTACTTTTTCCAAGAAATGGCCTTGGGTTCTACCTTGGGTTCCGGCTCGACGTCGGGTTCCCGTTGCTGGTTGAGTGCATCTGCATGCTTGACCGCTGAATCCAAATATAGTTCCTTTAGGATTTTACCCACCATCACAGACCCCTCATGTTGATCCACCTTTTCATCTTCGATCAATTTCAATACAATGAGCAGGCGCGACATGATACGGAAATCAATCTCGTCTTTCAATACCTTGTTGAAAATATCCGTATAATTATCATACAAAAATCGTGCCTTTTCTTTGCACAATTCTTCAAAGGCTTGGGGATCAGCCTCTTTCAACGCCTTGTGCGAAACCTTTAGAGTATCCATGGCGCGGATACTATCGCGAATAGGAACACTGTGCTTGACTTTACGGATATGTTCCGTATTGTCCGCTGCATCGGATTCGCTAATCAACTTTTTCAATTGAAGTCGTTCGTCGTCCGATAAACTCATGGTGATATACCCTGTATCAAGGATGATATATTTATGTATATTTTTGCAAAAGACATTTATGGAATACATTGCGAATAGATTTCTCATTGATTTCTATAAGGTTATTTTCGAAAGATCATAATAGATGTCCTCGATAGTGAAGACAGTCTTCGTTCCATCCGGTAATTCTGAAAATGATACCTCAGCAAGTATGGAAAACAGTGTACTATATTATTTTGTTCCACCCACTACCTCTATTTTCATGTCCACAGGACGAATGATTCTATTTATGATCTTGTTTTTAGGAATGTTCATCTCCATCTTCTTGGTCTACGTCTATATCAATCGCGAAGACTATAAAACACGTCTGTCCTATATTAAAAATTCGTGGATCTTTGGAAATAGTTCCAATTCATCCTTCCAAAATTATATCAATACTGTTGTACAACAAGGTTTTACAACCTATACAGACGGAAAAGACGAAGATGACGGGTCAACAACACCCACAAAATCGGTTGCATCAACCGCATGGAATAATATACACACGTGGTTTGGAAAAACCCTATTGTCCAGTTATCTATCTTCACAAGGTGCCATACAAACATCCAAAAGTTTACACCCAACTACAAACCGAATTGTACAACAAATTACGGGTTCTGCAAAACAAAAGATTTAATCGCCCTACTATATAAAGCAGTATATCATGCCTGATAACAAAAAACATGTCGAGTTGAACTATTTACAATACAATGGGGGATCGATAGGAATGTTTATCGTCATTTTCTTGATTTATGCCAACGTTATTTTCATGTTGACGACAATATTAGAAGGTCATATATATAATAAACGGAATTTTTGCAATCCGCGGTTTTACTACGACGCACCATGTCAAAATCTAATTACAGAAGCCAAGAAATGTAAAAAGGACAAACAGGGAAAACTTTTGGTCCCTGAAAATGAAAAGCTTTGTTACAACTCAAAAATATGGAAGGGTGTGACGGATGAACATTTTACAACGGCGGATGCTATTCGCGAGGACAAAGATTTAGTCAAAAAGCAATGGACCGATAAACTACGTGCATTTAGACAAGATGTTCTCACATTCTTTATAGAACCCGCATTGGTAAAAGTATTGGATCCTTTTGTTCGCAGAATGGCGACAACCGCGTGATTTTTTTGGCATCGTATTCTTTTTATCTTCACTGAATATATAAAGAATCCTTTTAAATTATATAATGAAGGTTACTATTGGTTACGCCGTACTCATTGTTGTTATTTTACTGGTGATCTTCTTTTCTCTTTCGTCGGCAGCTGCATTCGTTCCTTATTCACCAAGCACCCTTTTTTCCAAGGAATTTACATACGAAGGATTCAAGGGCGGTGAATATACAACCTTTCCTGCAAACGCCTCGATCGATTCGTATACTAGTCGCGACATTACAGATACCACATCAGGTCAGGCGTGCAAACGCGTTTGGGGATTCGATGGTCTTTTGTGCAATCCCTCTTCATCGGATGCCTCAATCGATACATTTTCCAAAGCCTCATCTAGCACTACATGTGCCTCATCGAGCTTGACAAACTCGACTGGATTCTTGTGTTTAGATGCAAACCAAAGCAAGCTCATGGCGAGTCGCGGAGGCAATGCCACGGGTCGCGATTCTCAAATCGGCAATTAGAGTCGGATTCAATGAATAAAATAAGATGTACAATGTTATTTTATTTACTTGACTATACTATAAACCATGTCTGATGCTGTTACAGTTCAAATAAAAGATATTCTTGAAAAGAAAAAAATCATGGATCTAAAACGGTTTTTGGAACGTCGTAAAACATTGAATCTCACCAATTCATATTTGATCTATGTTTTTTATTTTGTTCAGTCCGCCGGCATTTTGACGACCTCGTTTGCGGCTGGAACTCACAGTTTTGGCTGGCTCAGTAATGATGAATTGATATGGTGCGGCATTATGCTGAATATTTTAGCCAGTTTGATCCATGTCTACGAAAAGACAAACAATTCCATCTTGAAAAAGACCATGATGGATATCAAGGCCATCAAAGATGGTACCTATATTGACGAAGGCGAATTGGTTGAACCCGACGAGGATAAAAAAGATTCGGATTCGGTTATTTATATGCGGAACCATGCCACCTCATCTAGCGGTCCCAAAACAAATGTAGAACATGGCGTAGAACAAACACATCAAGTTTCTGTTGGCCAATCTACAACGGAAAATCCGTAGAGCATTTGATACAATATCGTATCGTTTTAGAAGTATCGGGCGTCAAATCTATCAAATCATACACAATGGTATGCTTACAATGCGTCTTTATATATTCCTCCATTTTATTCTTAATCTCTGCCAAATCAATGTCGGGTTTCACGCATGATTCATCGTCATCAAAATTTACATAGCGCAATAAAGATAGTGTCTTGTCCAATATTTCGATCACGCGGTCTTGTACGGTTTCATTGTTTTGATTGCTCATGATGCGTGCAATAAAAATATATATAATTTGTGATATTCGTATTGGTATGATATAGATAAATATATGATATATGTTTATGTCGTTTTACACATACATGGCCAACAAACTCTGATTCTGTGTTTCATCCGTCTTGATCAAGACATCCACGGCCTTTTTGCTCACCGTATAGGGGAACGTCACTTCCAATTCCATGTTCTTTGAAAACATGGTGTTGCCCGGCTTGACCAATCTGAACAAATTCAATTTTGTATGAATAATCTCCAAACAGCGCTTCAGATTGCGTACGCCGTCTTCGCCCATGGTATACGAGGGATGAGTGATGATATAGTTTAGCGTCTCATCGGGCAAGATAATGTCCTCTTCTGTGAAATTCACCTGTTCGCGAATCTTGGGCAGCAAATACTTGCGCGCAATCGTCATCTTTTCCTTGGCATCGTATCCCTTGGTCTGAATGCGATACATGCGATCCTTCAATATAGAATTGACCTTGGATTCGTCATTGTAGCTGAAGATAAACAAACACTTGCTCAAATCGAAATCGATTTCGGAAAAGAACTTGTCATGAAACTGGCTATTTTGCGTCGTATCCGTCAAGTGGGTCAAGATACCGATGATTTCCTCACCTCGCGGCGTATCACTGATCTTGTCCAGCTCGTCAAAATAAATAACCGGATTCATGCACTTGCTATCAATCAAGATTTGGACAATCTTGCCCCAGCTGCTTCCCTCGTACGTGTACGAATGACCCTCTAGGAAACTGGCATCGCCTGCACCGCCGAGCGCCATAAAGGCAAACTCGCGACCCAGGATTTTGCTGATCCCCTCCTTGACTAAGGTTGTCTTGCCGGTACCCATCGGACCCTTGATGGCAATCGCCGTTCCCATGGCAGACGGGTTGGCGACCCACTGGCCGACCATTTGCAAAATCTGCATCTTGGCATCATCTAAGCCATAAACGCAATCATCTAGGATGGTCTTGGCATTCTCCATAAAATCACTGCACTTTTCGATGCCATCGGTCATGCTGACGGACAAACTCTTGTACATGGAAAAGGGCACGCGCATAAAGGTATCTACCCAGTTCTTGATCTTGTAATACTCACTATCACTGGGATCCATTTGATGCAAGGTATTCAACTTTTGCATGACGGTTGCCTTGTACTTGGGCGGGATGGAGGATTCGAGGAGACGGACGCGGTATGGTTTTTCAACGTGAAGGTGATTGTTGATTTCTTGGAGCTCCTTCATGACACGGATTTGTTCCTTGTTGGACAAGTTCTTTTTGAAGAAATCGATCTCGTTCGTCTCCTCCGGATCAAAGTTGATTAGTTCATAGTACGTCTTGGCATTCTTGGTGCGCGATTTCTTGACCAACTTGTTGATTTGGTCGCGAACATCCTTCATGGCTCGGTGCAACATCTTGCTGTCCGGCTTCTTGTGTAGCTTTTCGGCCAAATGTTTGCGCAACTCGTGGAGTTCGACATACTCTCCTTCTGCGTCGGTGATTTCGCGCGCCTTCTTGGCCTTTTCCTCCTTTGACTTTTTCTTGTGTTTCTTTTCCTTGTTGCGCTTCTTCTCTGCCTCCACCTTCTTGTTGGCGGGAAGGTCTACCGGCTCATACTTTTCCTTCATAAACATCTTTTCATCCTCGCTATCGCACTCTTCGTTCTCGTCATCGATAGGGGGTTCATCCAGTCCGAGTCCGCCACCGGCTCCGCCAATGGTAAAGACAATGTTGAATTTCTGTTCATCATCGCTAGCTTGCTCATCTTCGCTCGCTTCCTCCTCACTTGCTTCGTCCTCTTGCTTCTTTTTGTTGTTTTTTGGTTTACTAGTACGCCTTTTCTTTGGTTCTTCCTCCTCCTCCTCGTCGCTGTCCACTGGCTTTTTTTTGTTGTTTTTTGGTTTGCTTGTACGCCTTTTCTTTGGCTCCTCCTCCTCTTCCTCCTCGCTTTCGTCTTCATCTTTTCTCACCTTTTTCTTGATATAATTGGAGGGAAAGATATCAGACAAGAGTTTGCGGAACTTTTTCGGATCGACTTCCTCCTCCTCTTCTTCCTCTTCCTCATCGGCTTCCTCCTCCTCGGTCTCTTCGCGCTTTGATTTCTTCATCTTATTCTTTAAATTCTTTGTCTTTTTTGGTGGAACATAGGTAGAATCGCTTTCAGAAAGCGTTTCGTATTCATCGTCATCCGAAAGTTCGCTTTCCTCCTCGTCCTCGTCCTCGTCCTCATCAAATGAGATATAATCAGAGTCCGAATCAGAATCAGATTCTGAAACAACCTTTTTCTTGAGCTGTTTCGTTTCCTTTTCCTTTGATACATTCTTTGATTTGGCCGAAGCGCGGGTAGAAAGCTTGGACTTTTCGTTCATGGATGGCATGGTAAATAATAATTGAATATAGGTGGGTTGTTTTTATGTTGTGTTCATAGAAACAAATCGAATCAATTTTTTGCAAGTTGTTTTGATAAATAATCTATCAGTCTAAAAAATGGTAGTGTGTTCTTTTTATCTTCTCTATTTGAATTGATTATTTCAAGATATACATCATATATATTTTTGCCTTTTAACCATAAATAAAAATTGTGTATTATAAAAACTACAATAAACCAAGATAAATCATGATATAGATGTATTTTTTCTTTCAAATAAACAGTCAAAATATATAGGGGAACTATTTTGATTACCAATGTCATCAACATCAGTTTCAAAATTCTCATCATATTCCCTTTCAATATAAAAAGTCCGATCAATCCCACCAATGTCACTATAAGACTAATCCACACTGCTAAAAGTGGACTCGGAATTGTACTTTGGAAAAATACATGAAGGAAAAACCATGCATATATCCAATATGTAAAAATATCGTCAACCTGTAACAAATTCTCCATCTATATTATTTCATGATATTTTTCTCTCTTTTCCAAGATTCTTTGAAAACACGGTTTTTCGCGATTTTGGCGAAAACATGGATTTTCATCATTTTCATAGGATTTATTTTTCCTTACCATGAACAAGTATACTTCCAAAACTATCATGTGAAAAATGCTGCTCGATGAAAATCGGAGGTCCAGGACCCCTGGAAAATTTTTACAAAAATAGACCTCAGTTTTTTTTTTTGGACATTTATAAATGTCCAAAAGTAAAAAGTAGGGTCCCGAATCTCAAGAAAAATCTCGGTTTTCTGAAAACACTGCATAATGCTTTGTTTCGTCAAAATGATTTTTTTGGTATGACTGCATAAATTTTTTCAGAGAAAATTTCAGAGTTTTTTCTGTTCGAATTGAGGAGTTTTTTAAAAACTCCACAGTTTTTTAGCTCGTGTAATTTTCAGACCGGACTCAAAAAAGTTGCGATTTCTGCCCGTGTAATCGACGGTCCATTTTCCAAATAGTACCAAAATAATACGTCTGTATATGACATCATGTACGGTTTCATAAACGACCAACTTCAACATCAGTTTGTTACGATAAAAATCTTCGTACAAATCTTCGAACAAAAGTGGAGTTTTTTGAACAAAAAATCCATTTTCTGAGAAGATGGTTCGGTCGCCGCACCAACAGCACTGCATAATGACGCCAAACTGCCCAACTTTCAGAATCGCCGTTTTTGGAAAAACGGCCGCCTACATTTTATTTTCGCTAAACAAACGCAAATTCCCTTTTTCCAAGTTTTTCCTAAATATCCTTGATTTCTTCGTTCCTTTTTCCGTTCCTTTTTCGTTCGCATTTAGGAGTTTTTTTCTGTTCAAAGTATATAATGGAAAAAAACTCTTCATTTCGTTGCGAAATATGCAACTTTGTATGCAGCCAAAAATCGGATTTAAAACGACATTTAACTACCCGTAAACATATAAAAACCGCTAATGATCAATCGAGTGAAGTGAGCGCATTTGTATGTAATACATGTGACTTTATATGCAGCAAAACCGTCGAATGGAAACGCCATATCCAAACAAAGAAGCATGTTACAAACACTCTTCGAACACAAATAACTCCCGGGAGTGAAGAAAGCGCCGAATCCCAAGAATTTGCATGTGAAAAGTGCAACAAAGTATATAAATCGCGCACAGGTTTGTGGTATCATGCACGCAATGCATGCACTAGTACTATATCAAACGCGACTGATGAACAAATCGTTGACCATGTTGAATCGACCGAACAAGAATTGGATGAAGTGATCATTCAACCTACAGCGGAGCCAAAATTGTTGCCGTCGGACGTCATTACCAAGGACATGTTTTTACAATTGATGGAACAAAATCGCGAATTGTTGGACAAAGTCATGGAACTCTCCACTGAACGCAACGTAACAAACAACAACAATACCACCAACAATGCTCAATTCAATCTCAATTTCTTTCTCAATGAAAAATGCAAAGATGCAATCAATTTCAGCGAATTTATGAATTCTCTCACCATGACTCAAGACGATTTACAAACCGTCATCAAACATGGGTTTGTCGAAGGAAACAGCATCATTATTGGCGAATTATTCCGACAAATGGGTACCTATCGCCGTCCTATTCATTGTACCGATCCCAAACGCGAAACTGTCTATATCAAAGAAAACGACGAGTGGGAGAAAGAAAATATCGATTTACCAAGAATCCAAAAATTGGTTTCCATGGTAGCACACAAAGTCCGACAACAGACCAACATTTGGCATCAGGACAATCCCGACTATAAGAACAGTCGCGAAAAAAAGGACGAAAGTCTTTTGCTCATGTGCCGGACCATGGGAAATGGCGAAGGAACTACGGAACAAACCCATAAGAAGATCATGAAAAACATCATGATGCAAACCGAGATTAACAAGAGTTTGGAAAAAGGGTCCTTTAAAAAATAAAACCATCGTTGAAAAATTGATTATGAAAGGATATAAAATGTAGATGACTATATTATAGTACAATGTCGTCATCAACACAGAGGTCCAAAACAAATGAATACAAGGCGCCTGCCAAAATCATCGGAATCCAATTTAGTATCTTATCCCCCGATGAGATCAGAAAGAATTCCGTTGTCGAGGTGACCTCGCGAGATACCTATATCAATAATAAACCCGTCATCGGTGGACTCTTTGATCCGCGCATGGGCGTCTTGGAGCCCGGTACAGTCTGTCCCACAGATGGATTTACCTATATCGATACACCTGGGTATTTTGGTCATATTGAATTGGCGCGGCCCGTCTTCTTTATCCAACACTTGAAGGAAATCATGAAGATTTGTCGATGCATCTGTTTCAAGTGCAGCAAACTCTTGATCAACAAGAATCAACATAAACACATTTTATCCATGCCAGCCGATAAGCGCTGGGACTATGTGTCGCGCATGGCCGCCAAGATCAAACGTTGCGGCGAATCGACCGAGGACGGATGCGGATGCAGACAACCCGACAAGATCAAACTGGAAGGCATGGCAACCCTATTTGCCATTTGGGAAAATATCGAATCCGACGAGGCGGGCGATGCCAAAAAGATTAGTATCCGTCTCACCGCCGAAATTGTATTGAAGCTATTTAAGCGTATTTCCGATGATGATGTGGGATTTATGGGATTTAGTCCAACGTGGTCCCGCCCCGACTGGATGATTTGTCAGGTCTTGCCGGTGCCTCCGCCAGCGGTTCGCCCCTCGGTCAAACATGATGCTCAACAGCGAAGCGAGGACGATTTGACACACATTTATAGCAATATCATCAAGACGAACACGATTTTGGCGGATAAGATGACAAATGCAGAGACGCCCGCAAATGTTCTCGAAAATTGGACCGCCATTTTGCAACATTCCATTGCCATGGTGGTGAACAATAAGATCAAGGGCGTGGCGCCGATGGCCCAGCGGTCGGGTCGGCCGCTCCAATGCATCATGGGCCGTCTCAATTCCAAAAACGGCCGTATTCGTGGCAACTTGATGGGAAAACGCGTGGATTTTAGTGCCCGTTCCGTGATTACAGGTGATCCCAATTTGTCCATCAAACAATTGGGTGTTCCTATGAAAATCGCCATGAACATTACCAAACCCGTCACTGTCAATGCACGCAATCACGATTTCCTGATGAAACTCATTGAGAATGGACCGGAGACGTATCCGGGGGCCAAGATTTTGGAAAGGCGCAATGGCGAGCACATTTCCCTGCGGTATGTCGACCGCGCCTCCATCCGACTCGAGATGGGCGACGTGGTTCATAGACACATGTTGGATGGCGATGCAGTGTTGTTTAACCGTCAACCGAGTTTGCACAGAATGAGTATGATGTGCCACATTGCGAAAATCATGCGCGTTGGTGATACCTTTCGCATGAATGTCGGCGATACTAAACCATACAATGCTGATTTTGATGGTGATGAGATGAATATGCACATGCCCCAAAACGTCTTGGCGGAGACGGAGTTACGTCACTTGGCCGCGATTCCGTATCAACAAATCAGTCCTTCGAACAATTCGCCGATTATCGGCATTTTCCAAGATTCGCTCCTCGGTTCCTTCCGTCTGACCCGACCCAACATTACATTTACACCGCGCGAAGCGATGAATTTGTTGATGATGTATAACAAGGTCGATGCAGCTGCGCTCCGTAAAAAGGGCGATCGTCTCTCCTCCTTCGACGTTCTTTCGCAAATCATGCCGCCCCTCACCATGATTTACAAGACCAAACTCTTTGAAGAGGCGGAAGAATACAAGACCTCGAACAATGTACTGGAAATCCGCAATGGACACTATATCCGGGGTCAGCTCGAAAAATCGGTGCTCGGTTCCACGACCAAGGGTATTTTGCACAGAGCCTTTAACGATTTTAGCCCCCTCGCGTGCGCCAATTTCAACGACGATCTCCAAAACATTGTCACCGAATATATGAAATCGAGTTCGTTTAGTGTCGGCATTAGCGATTTGATTGCTGATCGCGCAACCCAGGACAAGATCATCCAGGCCATTTCCACGCAAAAGATGGAGGTGCAATCGGTTATTGACAAGATCCACCTCGGAACCTTTGAAAATAGCACAGCCAACAAAAACATTGCCGAGTTTGAAAACTTGGTCAACAACAATTTGAACAAGGCGACGGAAAAGGCTGGCAAAATCGGGCGCGAAAGTTTGAGCAAGAGCAATCGTTTCTTGATGATCATCAACTCGGGATCCAAGGGCTCGCTCATCAACATTTCGCAGATGATTTCGTGTGTAGGTCAGCAAAACGTCGATGGAAAGCGCATCCCCTATGGTCTCGAAAACCGCACACTTCCCCATTACAACAAATTCGATGATGGCCCGAGTGCGCGCGGATTTATCGAAAATTCTTATATTTCGGGCCTCACGGCCTCGGAACTCTTCTTCCACGCCATGTGTGGTCGCATCGGTCTCATTGATACAGCCGTCAAAACATCACAGACTGGATATATCCAACGCAGATTGATCAAGGGTCTCGAAGACTTGAAGGTTGAGTATGACATGACGGTGCGCAACAACAAGGGCAAAATCGTCCAGTTTGCTTATGGCGACGACGGGTTCGACCCCACTCGCGTAGAGAATCAGACCATCCCCCTCGCTGGAATGAGCATTGAGGACATTTATATGCATTATGACATTGTCGGAATCAATGACCAATCAAATGAACTGATTCGTGTTTATACCAAGGGTGCAGGATCGCGTATCAAGAAACAGGCCGCGGCTACCAAACAAAAGTGCGAATATTACATCAACAAAATGATGGAAGCTCGCGAAACCATTGTCGAGGCCGTCTTTAAACACAAGAATGAGAATACGGTGCGCCTCCCCGTCGCTTTCCAAAACATCATTGCGAATATCCAGGGGCAACTCGGCTTAGGATCAACGTCCTCGGTCGATATCACACCCCTCGAAGCATTTGAACTCATCGAAGACAATTTCGCCATGATGAACAGCATGGGATTTGTCCCCATTACGCCCCTGTTTGAGATCATGTACTATTATTATTTATCTCCAAAGGAACTCTTGGTGACGAAACGATTCCACCGAAAGGCACTCGTCATCTTGCTCGAAACGATTGCACTCAAGCACAAAGAGGCCATTGTGCATCCAGGAGAAATGGTGGGCGTGGTTGCGGGTCAGGGTTTGGGTGAACCTACTACACAATTGACGCTCAATACGTTTCACTTGAGTGGTGTGTCGAGCAAATCCAATGTGACGCGTGGTGTGCCGCGTATTGAGGAAATTCTGCGTTTGACAAAAAACCCAAAGAATCCCTCTCTCACGATTCATTTGAAGCCGATGGACGAAACGGAACAGGAAAAGGCGGCGGCCTATGCCACCATGTTGAATCACACCAAATTGATCGACGTAGTGAAAAACATTCAGATTTGTTTCGATCCCAACGAAGGCCAAACGCTGATGGAAGAGGACCAACTCTTGGTCGAGCAATACAAACAGTTTGAAACCATGCTTCAAGAGTGTGCAGATCAAGGAGGAAGTCTTGCAAATGAAGCGGCCAAATCCAAGTGGATTGTCCGCATGGAAATGGATAGCGAGGCCCTTCTCGATAAAAACATTACCATGGACGACATACACTTTGCCATTTCCAATAGTCACGGCGGCAATGATATTTCGTGTGTCTATTCGGATTACAATGCAGACAAATTGGTTTTCCGTATTCGCATCAACAGTTCCGTCTTTAACAAGGGCAAGCGAAAGGGCATGGCTGATACACTGGACCAATCGGATGAAATCTATCTCTTGAAGAATTTCCAGGATTCGCTCTTGAACAATATCATTTTGCGCGGTGTCAACGGCCTCGAAAATGTATTGGCGCGCAAAGTGCAAAATATGGTGTCAAAAGAGGACGGCAAGTATGTGAAGAAGGACACGTGGGTGCTTGATACAACGGGTACAAATCTACTAGAAACCCTCGGATTGGACTTTATTGATTCGACGCGTACCTTTAGCAATGATATCAAAGAGGTCTTTAATGTTTTGGGGATTGAAGCAGCGAGACAAGTGATTTACAATGAGTTTGTCGAAGTCATGGAGTTTAGCGATGTCTATATTAATTATCACCACTTGAGCTTGCTATGCGATCGGATGACATGTACCCGCGATATGGTCGCGATTTTCCGGTCGGGTCTTCTCAATGATGATACTGGCCCCATTGCCAAAGGCACCTTTGAAGTTCATACAGAGGTGTTTTTAGACGCAGCGCGCCATGGCGACTTTGACCATTGTCGCGGTGTTTCGGCCAATGTCATGTGTGGACAATATGGCTATTACGGAACAGGCGCGTTTGGTGTCGTTCTCGATATGAAAGAGATGCAAACGCTGGATGAGGCGATGGTGGGCATCAACACAAAACAGGCGGACATTGAACGCGCGTTTGGACTGGTTGACGATGCGTCGGATCCCTGCTCCAAACAAAGCATCGCGATTGATAATCATATTTCGACGCAGATGAATCATGTCAAGGGCGACCATTGCGACGATGACTACGATGCGGGATTTTAGACAAAGGAACCTATCATCCAATGATCCTATCATTCAATACAATCATATTATTTAGCAATTTTGACTACTACAACATTTTATTTTTATCTATTTAGTGTATATAACACAAACAAACATGAACTGGATTATGTTTCTCTACGCCTTTGTGCTGTTCTTTGTCCTCACACCCGGAGTCCTCCTCTCCCTCCCCCCTGGTGGCTCCAAGTTGGTCGTTGCCGCCACCCACGCCTTGGTGTTTGCCGTCGTGTGGCACTTTACCCACAAGATTGTGTGGCAGGCAACAAGTGGTATGGCCAAAATGTAGCTGTAGCCACTCCATTGACCAGTTGGTATTAGTAATATAGAATGTCTTCCAAAACATTCTATATTTCGTTGCATCAAATCATGTGTCCGATCGAAATGCCTTCCCCGCATCCCTCTTGACATCCTTGGTACATTTTGTAAATAAATCCACCATTGGTGGTATACCCATCCTCACATCCTATACAACAACCAATGGCGAGACCTTCTGCCCAGCCAAAAAACCATGCCAATGCATTTAGTATTGTATCACATGCACAAGCATGAGGTTTATTATTATGTGTTTCATTGGATGGTCGCCTATTTGTCGGCGTTTTTTTCATTCTATATACTCATTATATATAGATGTATGCAAAATATTATATCCTAGTTTACAAATGGATAAACATTTAAATCGATATCAACCACGCCACAAGAATTTCCAAAATCTAAATTATCAATAGGCAAAGGTAGTTTATTTAATTCAGGAGGTATATCAAAATATTTTTTATTGACATACGTTACTTCGATAACATCCGGGATATTATTCACAACATGTCCGTAATTATTACCGTGTGCATGTACGATATAATGGGTTTTTGCCAATTTTTCTAGACAAATAACCTTACTATTATAATGAGAACCCCATTCATTACTTGTAATTCCATGGAATTCTATTACAATTTGTTTAAATTTATCCAATTGATTTTCATCCATATTTAATAACCATGGATATTCACCCCCCTCGATATCCATTTTTAAAAAAATATTATTATATGTATCAGTCAAGTCTGTCAAGTTAGAGTTATTATCATCATTGAAACTATTTATATTTTTTTTTATAAATGAAATTTTATTTGTGTAGTTATAAGGATAATTATTTATAGTTCCATCAAACCCATAACTATTAGATTCGTTCATATTATATTTATTAATAAAATCTTGCGAAAAACTTTCCTCATTTGATATACCAGCCGATATATAGCAATCATATTCTCCATCCAATTCTGCTATAACATATCCACCATCTGAATTTACACCACATCTGCATTTTTTATCAAAATGGTACACTTGTAATAATTCGAGATTATTCATTATGTAATGCTATATACTATATACTATATAATATTACAATGATTCAAACGAATCACTATGTTCGATAAACATAGTGTTTGGCAATGTTTTGCTTAAATATCTAGCCGGACGATCTAAAACGTGTCATTTTACACATTTAATCGTCATTATTTAAGGACGATTTAGAGAACTATGGTTAAGATTACCCTTTCTTCAAAATAAACACCTGTTTTGCCAAGAATTCCTCTAAAGTTTGTACATGTTGTAAATACTGTGCATCGCCAGTAATTGCAGTTTGAAAAAGAGCCGTAAATTCTTTGAGATCAGATATCGCATAGGCGGGGTCTATCAAATGGTAGGCCGGGGGTGTATTGATTTTCACTTCGGGTGGACTGCGAACAAAAAAGAATCGTTCCGCGGCAGAACCATCGCCAGCAAGGCGCAGCCAATCCATAGTGGGCGACAAATTCTTCAATTTGGTCGAGGAAAAGAGAATAATAGGACTGCGTGTTTGTTTTGCCAAGACCCACCAATCCAAATCGGTCATATAATATTCGTCACTAAATATCACATTTTCCAAGGTGGTCTTTTTTTGTCGAATACGATCCATCATGTCGCGCTTCCCCTGTTTTCTCAATAAACCAAGAATCTTGGTTTCATGTAGACCCATGAGAGATGCATATCCATTCCACAAAGAAGTTTTTACGTTTTGCACGGTGATATTTTGCCCCAATCGTCTCTGTAAAATAGAAAGAATGGGATAAAAACTGCATGCGACATGTGGTTTGTAAATGACTTCTTTGGCCGTCTTTGGAAAGATACGTTTCCACATGCTCTGTTTGTTTCCAATAATATCGCGAGACGATTCGATACACTCTTTTGCATATTCATCCATTTCATCTACGGCGACATCTTTTCCAAGATTCATCAATAAACCTTGTTCCTCCAAAGAAATATCCGATGTATACCGCTGTGTTATGGCGGGACGCGCCGTCTCGTAATTTACATTTTGTATATAGGGATTGGTATTGAACGCTTCAAGATCACGGAAATAGTCAGGGGTCAAGAGCGATTGCAATATAAATAGTTCGTCAGGATACACGCTGAATTGAGCATTGGTAATATTCAAATAGGTCGATGGTTGAAAGAGGAAATTGCGAATGCGCGGATATCGCAACATTTCATCAGAAATGCGTGCAAAATAGGCCGTTTCATTGTTCGACCCGCTGACCAAATGGACCTTGGGCAAAATCATTTGGCATTTTTTATCTGCCGTCATGAGACAAAATCGTTTGTCATTTCCTACGTCGCATTGCAGAGAACCGTCGGTTTGACTGGGCACAGGTTTTTCGCTACATTCACTGACTCGGTCCATAGTCATGATGAGTTCCTGAGTAAAAGGTTGAAAAACGACGGCATTTGCCATTAATGTGTGAAGCAGTTTATCAAGACGCCGGAGTTTATCGCGATACATAAAGGTCTTGTTTGTAATGACGGCCATGATGGACTGTTTGACAGTGTTGTTTTCATAGCGATTCAGGGCCATGCGGACATAACTGCGGAATGTGGCATAAAACTGGCTTTCCAAAGAAATCCGACGCGTTGTTTCGACGCGAACTTGGTCTTCGGGTAAATTCTGCGTAAGCGCCTTGTCTGCAACCAAATAATTCGAGCTTTGTAAAAGGGGAATCGTATCCGTCAATTCCGCCGATTCAACGGGGACGGGTGGGTCGATTTGAACAAACTGATTGGTTTCGGTCAAGATTCCGACGACGACCTTTTCTTCCACCACTTTAAATGCGGCTCGGCAAGGAATGGTTTCGTTGCTTTCTCCGTGGATGGCTGCAAGTCTATCGCGCGTTGCCGTGTAGTCTAGCCACAGATCTTCTTCGTCCATCCACTGTGTTTTCAAGTCCATCATCATACTCGATGGGTAGGTGGGTACAAAGAGTGGCGGCAATGTTTCGTCAACGGGTTGAACCATGAGACCAATGACTTTGCCTTGGAAATTGACGACTTGAGAAACGACGGTGTGATCCATTGCTTTGATTGTGCGCGCGATTTCATTTGCCAAGAGATTCTTTTTCATGGTGTAGACTTTGGGCAAACTGGACATGGGCGAACAGTATTTGCGCGTGCTATTTTGTATCAAGAGCAACATGTTGCGTATATTCTGAATCGACGTTTGCGAGATAAACGTCTTTTTCACATTGATTTTATTATCGCGATCTTCATACAAATAAACGGGTTCGTAGTAATCGCCGCGTTTCAACAAAATCGCCGTTTCCTTTTTCGGATTGTATATCGAACTTGTATAGGAATTGGTTGGACAAAGGAGTTCAATATGATCTGTTATATCATTGTCCACCATTTCGCAAATGACCAAGTTCAATCCGTCTTTCATGAGACGCGGATTGGCATCCACCATCATGTCCCATAAATAGGTATGATCAATGGTGGATGTGCGATCCAACAAATATCTTTGGAAATGTTCATATGACGCAATGACTTCTTCCACATAATCTTGTTCGGATTCAGTTCGTGCATTGACGGAACGGACAAATTGACTGCCTTCATATTGCGCAATATTGATATCGGCCTGTTGGATAAGAGGCGGACGAAATACCGAAATAAGAGATCCGTTGTGATATCGCAAAAAGGTATCCAAGTCAATGGCCTGTACCATGATTTGTCTGAATTCGTCTACAGTGGGGACTGCGAGACCCTGTTTATACGCATACAAATCGGCGGCACACCCCAAAAAAGACTGACCCGCCAACTGTTCAACGCCATATCGCAAGAGGGTTGGTGTATTGGGTTTGATCGTAGTAAGATTATCTTTGGAAACTGCGTCCATATTATTGATTTGTAAGAACAATTGCATGGCCATCGGTAAAAAGCCCCATCGATTCTGTGGAATGGGCATAATGGCAAAACTAATGATATAGGTAATGTTTGTCTTTTTCCCGGGTGGACCAAGGGGTACTAGTTTCGCTGCGGATTTCGTGGGCGAATCTTCCGCCAATCCTAGCGGTTGGTCGGGTTGTGCGCATTTATCGCGCATGGCTTTTTGCGAAGGCGAATCCCATCGTTTAAAACAGCACGGGATGCAGAGTTTATTATTGGGATGCGTCATTTTATCGGAAAACCCGGGCGAGTGTTCGACATACTCTCCTTTGGCATCTACATGTTCGACTTGATTGCGAAACTCGTATACATAGGCACCCTTTGGTACCTTTTTAGCGCCATCGGGAATAATGGTGCCACATTTGCCGGAATCGACCTCTTCTTGGGTAATACTCGAGTTTGTCAATAAACACCAATATCTTGGACAAATATACCAATATTGTTGTTTTGGATCGGAACCATACTTTAGAGCATGGGTATATGATCCCGGATGTTCTTTATCAATCCTGGCTTTTTCTGCTTCGGTTAAAATGATCGGCTGGCGTTTGCGATTGGATTGACAGGATGTCGAATATGCTTTGTAATTTCCTTCCTTCTTGGTCAAGAAAAGAACGGGATCCATTTCCTTGAGTCGTTTGAAAAAGGGCGTAGGATCATTGAGGGGCATGCCGTCAATATTGGCCTTGTACTCTTTGCCCTCTTCTTCTTCTTCTTCACCTTTGGGTGACACCCCTCCATTTTTCTTGGAAACGCCGCCAAATTCTTCTTCGGCTTGTTCGCCGGTATCGACTAGCTCGTCAGCACTAGCACTAGCACCAACATCTTCTTCCTCCTCCTCCTCATCATCTTCGTAAAATAATCCACCGTCATCGTCATCATCTTCATCGTCCTTGTCTAATTGGTCTTCATCCGCATCCAGCTGTGTTTCTTTTTCTGATAAAAAAACGAGTGGTTTTGCTTTATGCAACGTCATTTCAGAAAGATCGGTTGTTGCGGCCACGGCATTTTCAAGATGTCCAACATCCATTCCTAAACCTTTTTTGATTTTCTTGGAAGCGACAGAACACATTTCTTGGTACCCAACAAACTGAGTCATTCTCATCATGGTATCGAGATACATTTCGATATATGGAATATAGGCCAGGGATGATATATTGGCCACATCGATTTTCACTTCGGTTTTCAAAGGAACCATTTTGATAAGAACCGAAAATCCAGGATGTTCCAAAATTTCGCCACCGAGTTGTTGATGATTGGTCATATATTGGCTGATACGCAAAAGGGCCTCTTCATTGGTCATTTGATAATTTTCCATCAACGATGTAAGTGCATTCCCGAAATTTCCCGTTAATCGATATACCTCTGTGATGAGAGAGTCCTGTGCATCCATGACCTGGAAATTTTCGACACGTTTGAATCGCAATTGAGCGCCCGTAGTGACATCCGACGTCTGAACATCAAAGATACACGAAACACATCCCATGTATTTATTCAGCGCAATTTCTTTGGTAATGGAGAGGGTAGATGTATATTGAACCATGGACTTTATCACCGCTTCTTTGGAAAACGGGCGCATTTTGTATCCGGATGAATGTAAAAATAAATTGATGGTTTGTAAAATAGGATTGATGGAACTGCTTAGCCATGCATACAATTCGTCGACGGAAATGGGAGTCTTCAACGGACTTTGTGTAACAGCGCTCATAGTTCCGTTGGGATATACATTGAGAATGATGGCGAGGGCGGGATTGTCGGATTTTGGCAAAAACATGGAAATTTGGCGCTTGCCCTTGCCAATGTCTCTCGACAATTTGAGCGCCGCAGTTTCGGAAAGGACCGGAATCTTTTTCCCATTTTTAGAAATGGTCTTGGAAAAAAGGCGATACATGTTCTCTCGGCGATTGCCCGGATTGAATTTGATAAATGGAACGGCGGCATTGGAATGGATATTTTTGAAGATATCTTCCAAGGGAAGGGGAGCGGTGAAATCGCCGGCCCGTATCAACAGTTCAAACGCCTGAATCCCCCTGGCGACATAGGGCATTGGCTCTGCCGATTTTTTATAAAAAATGGTCTGTAATTCACTAATGGTATCTTGCAATTGGCAAACCGATGGCGACAAGAGGGCGGTTGTTTCTCTAGCCAATGTGGCTCTCTCTTCTTCCAAAGCGCCTTTGGAATGAATGCCGCGCCTGTATAAAAGGGGAAAATAGAGTTCAGTAACATACTCTTCTTCGATTCTCTTGCTGACTGCATAATCAAAGACATTGTCGGCTAAACAGAGATAGATGACATTGGAATCCAATTCGCCATAGTGAAACAAGAGCTGATTTTCGAAAGATAGCAATACATTGTCTTTATCGGGCACATAATACTGGCCCATGGCCCTAAACGGATTGACTGGAAAAAGGAAATCTTGGGATTCGGAGAATTTAGGACCCAATGGACATTCCACTTGAAACCCTTCCGACATGGCTTGTAACCAATCAGAGTAAGAATACTCGGTCTTGGTTTCCATGGCTTCCAAGATGGTTTCTGAAAAATGCAAATTGATGGCATATTGACCAAATTCCGCGGCATCCATACCGTCATCGTTGTTGAATCTTTTTTTCTTTTGATAAATCTTGGTGACTGTATCATGGCGGTCTTCAATTGCCAATTCAGAAATATCTTTGGAAAGGCCAAATAAATACATCTCGTCGTAACAGACCGCTGGCATTTCGCGCATGATTTTTTTTTTCAATGTTGAAATCGAATCATCCGGTAAAATCCATTGACTCGATTGGACGATGGGTATATTTTCTGCAAGAATCATAGCTTTATCAATTTCGCTAAATAATTCGGTCAATACTTGGTCCGGATCGGCATCGGTTTTACCGTGAAAAATATGGATACTACCCAATGTTCCGGTAGAATTCAATAAATAAACCTTGTATGGGTTTCGTCCATCCATGATTCTATTCTTTGGACTATATATCTATATGTATATATAGGCCAAAACCTTATCGCAATGACAACCCCATCTATTTTGCCAAAGCGCGCATTATTAATAGGAATTGATTATTTGAATAGCATAGATAATCGTCTGAATGGATGTATTGATGATGTTGTTAATATGCAAGAGATTCTCATTTCGCAATTCCAATATGCGCAAAATAATATTACTACACTACGCGATGATTCGTCGGATCCAACCCTTATGCCTACAGGTGCGAATATTGTCGCGCAATTAAAACATATCTTTGCATATTCTTCTAATTTTTCTGAAATATGGATTCATTACAGTGGACATGGCTCGCGAACACAAGTCGCAAACAGTGTAGATCATTCAGGTTACAACGAATTTTTAGTACCATGTGATTACAAAATGGGAGGAACATTTATATTTGATCATGATTTATATGACTTTGTAAAAACAGCAAAATGTCGCGTATTTTTATTGTTTGATTGTTGTTATAGCGGAACAATGTGCGATTTACAATGGAGTTTTGAGTATCAATATGGTAATTATTTCTCTCGAACTATGAAAAATGAAAACGCAATTGAGAATGAACAAATATACATGTTTAGTGGATGTAAGGATCGTGAAACGAGTGCAGATGTATTTGACGCATCGTTAAATGAATGGGTGGGTGCATTTACCGAGGTATTCTTACTATCTTTGAAAAAAAGCAATTATAATACAAATCTATTTCGACTCTATCATGATATCTGTGTAAATATGAAGAATCGCGGGTTTGTACAAAAACCTATATTTTCATCGTCAGTTGCCAATCCCATGTTTACATTAACAGGACAGGGTGAACTAGCTACGTCTACACAAGTAGCTACTAGACAAACAATAAACAATACTATGCAACAAGTCTCAACGTTTGTTCCGATAAATAATGTTCAAAAAAGAAATCCTAGAAAAAATAATGCAGTTATTCAGCCCATGCGAAATAATATGACATTTCATATGAACAATTTTACAAATTAGCAAATGTAAATGCCATTATAAGAAAAAAATTTATGCATCATAAAAGGGGTTATCACTTATCTTCATTCCACAATATTCAGTGGGTTCTTTTTTATAATCAGTGGGAACATGAATCCCAGCCTCTTTGGCTTTTTCCAAGAGAAACTTGAAATTCTCCCAAAATTCGGATTTGTGTCCAATGGATTTCGTAGCAACATGAGACAATTCATGGATGGCGACAAACATGAGGGTATGTTCATCAATCATGTTTGTTTCACCCTTGCGCGTTTTATTCAGACAAAATGCGATTTTCTCTCCCTTGTTTTCACTATAGGCAGTATATTCACTC